TACTCCCAATGCTTCAGTCAGAGCAGTTGCGATTCGCCCGCCGTTCTCCATGATGGAGTTGAATTCGTCACCACGCAGGACACCGCTCTGCAATGCCTGTGATAACTGCGTGACTCCGGCGGCGGTCTCTGATTGGCTCGCGCCAGAGACTTTGAACGCTTCGGCCACGGATTGAGTTAACCCGAGCAATTCTTCCTGAGATAGATTCAGCTCTTTACGTGACTGGGCAAGGCGGGAATATAGCGCGATGTTTTCCCCCAATGACGTGCGCGTATCCCTTGATATCCGCAGCAGTTCGCTTTCCGCTGTGGCGAGCTGGTCGGCGCCTTCGGTGGCCAGCCCCAGGCGCGCCGTGTAACCCTTCCATGCGTCTGCCGCATCGACGACTTTGCTTGTGAACTGCTGCAAACCGACTGCGCCTAGCAATCCAAGGAGCTGGATCTTGGCGTTTTTGATAACGGCGCCCAGCTCGCCAGCCTTTTTATCGACTTTATCTAGCGCTTTTTTCGCCTTCTTTGAGTCCTTGTCTATCCCGTCGAACGCTTGGCTGGCCGCTTTCCGCGCAACGGCCATTCCTTCCTTGAACTTTTTTGATGTGGCGGAAAGAATGACACCGACTTTGAAGTTAGCCATAACGCTTTTCCAAAAAAAAGGCGCCCCTAGATGGGGCGCCAAATCAGGAGAGGAGACCCGTCCCCGGTCGCAGGGGTAAGTGCTTCCGTTTACGCAGCATCCTGCCAGCGAATCGTGAAGTATTGACTCGTAGCTGAGGACGCCGCGACGTTGTCGTCCTTCAGGCAGGCCGCGCTGACCGGCATTTCGCCGAAGGTCTCCGAGATATAGTCAGTTCCGTCGGTGGGGTTGAACTTGACCCGGCGGAATTCAACTACACACGGCCGGTTATCCTTTACCCGGTTCATCCCGTCAAACACGAGCCGATACTCGGAGCCGGCGTCCTTCAGTCCCTCGATGAGTGCCTGATTCGCGTGCGGGGTATACGTGACCTTGATCGGCATCCCGCGAACGACTGCGCCACCGTCAACAAACACGGGACCGCCGCGGCTGATGGTGTAGTCGGTCGTGAGTGCGATGGTGCTCACGTCGCCTCGGTCGGTCCAGGTGACGGTCCCATCCTCGACGGTGCTGCCGTCGGTGGGCCAGGTCGGCTCGGAGGCGCCCGAGGTGCCGGCGACGGTGCATTCGTAAATGTTGTCGCCATCCGTCACGAATGCGGCGAGGGTTGTATCGGTCTCGGCGGCGTAGGCTGTGGTCGCGGCCCAGGTGGCGCCGTTCTCGGAAACGGTGAAGGTCTCGGCGGCGTCCGGGTTGTAGTCGAGCAAGGTCAGCCCGAGCGGATACCCGTGGTGCGCTTCGTCGACCTGCTCGGCGGCGGGCGCCTCCTGGACTACGCCACGCAGGGCGAGCGCCTGGGTCTCGGCGGAACGCTGGAGCAGGTTCAAGCCCAGGGTTACGGCGGTGATGGCGCTGTCGACTTCGGCCGAGCCACCACCCTCGCCCTCCCAGTCCTGCATGACCTCCTCGGAGCTGGTCAGGGCGATGGAGAGCAGATTGTTCTGCCCCATGCGCCGCAGGTTGTCGGGTTTCAAACGTGGCGCGTACCGGACCGGACCACGCCCTTTCAGTGCTGCATATTCTACGGTTCTGCTCATGGTGAAAAATCCTCAGTGGTTCGGGTCATAAAACCCGGTGACAGTCGTGCCGGTCTTGAATGACAGGGGGACAAGGAGGCGGCCGGGGGCGAAATCCACGGCGTTGCCGGGGACCAGCACCAGGGGGTCGTGGTCGGCGGGCATCCAGTTATGGAGCTGGCGGATGACGTTTAGGGCGATGGTCCCGGCCTGGTGGTCGGGTCCGCCCTGGTCGCTGATTGTGTAGGCGTTGTCGACGACGACGACGACGTGGATGGTTAGCTCCAACTGGACCCAGTCGGCCACGGGGTCGCTGGGGACTATCTGCCCGGAGATTACATACACGGCCGGCGCCGGCCATTGGCTGAACTCGAGGTCGGCGAACTCGGCCATCTTCTCGACGACGTGGTCGGCGCCCAGGGTGACGCGCAACCGAGCGACGATCTGGTCGATCACCCCGAACAGGTTGGTGATTTCGCTCACGCCTTCGCCCCTTTGTTCAGGTGGCCGACAAGGATCTCGGCTGCGTCATCCTCCCAATTCCGGGGCAGGCCCCCGCCTTCTTCGTCGGGGAAAATGCGCCGCTGGGGGATAACGACCTTGCGGCTGGCGGCCCATTTTCCGTTGATCTTGAATCGCAGCCAGGGGGCGTTCTTGGTCTCGGTGCCGCAGAGCCCGACATGCTTGCCGGCGTCGGCGGTGATGGTGGCGCCCTCCTGGTGAACGATGGCGTAACAAACATTTGTCCCAGTGGTTGCCCTGGTCTTGCTACCGCGGCCCTCGATGCTGCGCTGTAGTCGTCCGGTGTCGCGTAGGGGCTGGCCATTGCGGTGGACCGCCTTCCAAGAGTTTCCGTAGGGATCGCTGCCGGACCTGAATCCACCCTGGGCCAGGCCGCGCCAGGTCTCGGCGATCAACTGCATAGCGGGCGCCGTATTGAGCCCGGCGCGAGTAATCCCGTTGAGCGCACGGAAAAGCTCTCGGTCGCCTTCGATGGTGACTTTCATCAGAATCCAGCTAGGGCGTCGTCGGTAAACACTTCGGCTCTTGCGCGAACCTCAATGGGACATTCGGTGGCTGCGTCTGCTGCTCCGTTGATCGTGAGCTTGATGAGCCCCGCGCCTACGTCTCGCAGAGTCTTGATAGCCATCCTGTATCGCTCTGTCACCTGCTCCGGCGGTGTGGCGCCGACCCACCAGCGATAGCGGGTGATGTCAATTGCGATGGGAACGATTATTGGGTCCAAGGGGGCGCTCAATGGGACGGACTCGCCGGCCTTGGCAATCCACTGGTTCATCTCTGATTCGGCTTGGTCGATGAACTTCCCGAGGTTGATCTCGTCAATGGTCCCGGAGCGGTCAAGGTCGGTTCTGGCCCTGGCCTCGGCCTCCATGCCTGCGGCGATCAGTGCTGCACTGTCGATGTAGTTACCCATGACCAATAATCCCCAAGTGATCCACTTTGTCGGCCATATATCCTAAGAATGTAACCGCTGCTGTTGCCATTACGGTAACCAACGTCCAGAACGCGGTCCTTGTGGCCTTTGATAGAGTAATAGCCTCTTCCTTCGAGTGCTCGGCTATGGCCTGGAGTACCTTGCTCTCGGTGGAGGCTATGGTCATTCGCAGGTCGCCTATGTCTCGGCTATTTGTGCGCGCCTCGTCCATCAAATCCTCGGCCATCTCCCGCTGTCCTGCCAGGACGGCGACGACATACTCGACGCGGGTCTCGACTACATGCAGCCTTTTATCCAGACTGTGAAAACGAACGTCGTCTGTCCTGCGCATTGATGCTGTCGTCCTGGGGCTGAATTGATCGGCCTCGGCCTCGGCCATCTTGTCTCTTGCGCTCCTCTTTCGTGCGGCCTTTCTGCGCTGACTTCTTGTCGCTCTATTGCCAACCAGTCGTTTGCCTGGAACAGGGACTTCCGTTGTCATTGTCTTGTCGCCTTCTTCTTCGGCGCCGTCGGGAGTTTGCGGATTGTCCCGCTATCGGAGAGCTGATCGATTACTAGATAATCTTTCTGGTAATGCAGATTTACCACGCTACCAGGGGCGCGGAGATGCCCGTTGATTTTGGGCGTTGTCCTGTTTGTTACCTGGAAGCGTGGCATGTCTCTGTTCCTCGTATCTGTTTCCTTTTTAGGCGATGGCGTCCTCGATAAAGTAGCCAACACTGGAGGCCAGGACCAACTCGCGCAGGGTCTCGCCGGTGCGAACCCGGGTTCCTCCACGCAGGCCGATGTTCTTATCCTCGAAGTCCATGGAGACCTTGGCACCGTACTGCGCGGTGACCATGAAGGTGATTTCGTCTGCGTCGGTGGGCGCGCCGTCGGTGTAGAGCAGGGCGCAATGTTTCCCCCAAACGCGGGCATTGCTTGCGGTCTGCCCTTTGACGGCGGTGTTGTTCCAGGCGTTGCCTGCCAAGATTTGCTCAACTTCGAACAGGTCGGCCAATTGTTGGCGGCTGGCGATCTTTCCCGATTCCGCTGTGCCACCCAGGGCGACGCTGATGACCGGATGAATGCGCAGTTGGGCCAGGACCAGATGGCCCATTACGATCATATTCGGCCGGATCAGCATCCCGTCCAGACCGGTCATGATGTCTTCATACGGGTCGCTGTCGTCGTGACCGCTGGACCATTGATCATTGCCACTGAGCTGGACCTTGTTGCCGGTCGGGTAGGTACCGGCGGCGAACACGATGTCCGCGACCCGTTTCTCGCGGTTCAGAGCGATGATCTTGGACTGTTTGATTACTGCGTTTGCCCGCGGGTCGAAATTGGCACCTGCGCCTCCTGCCGCTGCGTCGATGTCGGACTGAGGGATTGGGGTCTCGATGCCGTGGTCTT